GAGAATCTTGTAAAATTCAACAAGTCTGTTTCAACTGGTGATTTTATTAAAGTTATGAACGGTGTTATTACTACCGGTTCTGAAGGTTTTACTGGTACTGGATTTGCAATTGCCAGTACTATTATTACTGGTGCAATTCTTGGTGTAACCTTTATGAGAGATATTGTATATTATGTATATTATTCTAGAGTAAAGATTGCTCAATATTTAAGAGTTCAGGCTTTATTCTTAGAGTTGAATAAAAACAATATTAACTCTCAGGGTTATGATATGGCTGCTGATAAGAAAGAGAAAGTTCTTAAGAATCAAGCAGTTCTTATTGATGAGTTGAAGAAGTATGCTGATATGATTGATGTGTCTGATAGAATGGCTACTTCTAATATGAAAACTGATATTAAGAAAGAAAATTCTGGTTGGAAACTTGATGATGTGAAATCACAGAATGCAAGTACCGATTCTACCGGTTTTCAATTGATTTAATATTTCATTTCTATAAACAAATATTTAATAATTATAGTATTAATGTAATTTTTTTTGCACGATGTGTAAGTTAATATGATATAGAAAGGATGATATTACAATGTCTATTTTCTCTACTAATAATTATACTGAAGAGTCTGAGATCATTGCAGCTGAAGGTTATGATATTACCTTAGGTGGTGCATGTGACCTGGCTATTGAGTCTTGTATGGATGAACTGGCTGTTATCGAAGCAATGCACGCTTATGATATGGCCGGTTTTGAAGCCGTTAGAGAGTCTGGTGATAAGGAAATCTTTACTCCTGCTATGGAAGCTTCTATGAAGGAAGTTTGGGCTAAAATCAAGGCTTTCTTTAAGAAGTTTACTGAGCGTGTTATGGGCTTCTTTAAGAGTGCAATGGATTTTGTTAATTCCATTGTTATGTCTGGCTCTGCATTTGCTAAGAAGTATGAGGAGCGTTTAAATAAGCTGTCTCTGTCTGGTTTCACTTATGAGATGTATGAGTATAACTTTGAATCCATCTTCGCTAAGGGTATTGATGTCGTTGATGCTAAAGTTGCAGATGTTCAGAAGTTTATGGCTGATGTTGCAGGTGTTAATGTAAGTAAGGATTCTGCAGCTGCTAATACTGAATTAGCACAGATTTCTACTAAGATTGATCAGATGAAAGCTGATTCTATGAATAATCTGCGTAAAGAGTTATCTGGTACTGCTTCTGCTGATGCATATCGTAGCGAATTAGCTAAGAAGTTCCGTAATGGTGGCGCTAAGAAGTCTATGACTGTTACTGATCTGTCTAAGTATGTTAAGTTCCTGAAATCTTCTAATGGTCTGGTTAAGCACATTGAAGGTTGTAAGAATAGCATGAAGACTAAGTTCAATGCTATGGAGAAAGAAATTAATAATGCTGCACGTGATGCTGAGAAGGCAGATAATGGTCAGTATGCACATATCGCTTCTAAGAAGGCTGGTCTGATGAGACAGTGTATCCAGTGGAATAGTGCTATTAACAATATCCTGACTGGTTATATTAATGAGTGGTCTTCTGCTGTTAAGGAAGCTACTGGTGTTTACAAGAACCTGTGCTTCAAGGCTATGCAGCATAAGCCCGCTAAGTAATTAATACAAAATTAAAATAGAAAGGGTTGAAATAGTATGGCTATTTTTTCTAATAAGATGACTCCTGTTCCTGTTGTCGAACAGACTGAAGATACTTTTGTAGATATGTATCCTGCTATTGAGGGTACTGTTGAGCATGGTTTTGAAATCGCAGCTGAAGGCTATAGCGATGTTCATAAGCTGGTTTCTAGCCTGTATATTACTGATATTCTGATTGAGAATGCAGTTATGGAAGGTGCTGAGGCCGAGCCCCTGATTGAGAGCTCTGTTAAAGAGTTTAAGGACAAGGCTGTTAAGAAGTTTAAGGAAATCGTTGAGAAGATTAAGAACTGGTTTAAGAAAGTTATTGATCGTCTTAAGGTTCGCTTCACTAGCACCAAGGACTTTGTTTCTAAGTATCGCGATGCTTTATTAACTAAAGCTCAAAATGCTAATGATTATAAGCCTGCTCGTCATGATTTTATCACTGATTTTACCAATTCTTATGGTGCTATGGTTGATAAGATGGCTGATTATGCAAAAGATCATGCAGAATCCAAAGAAGACGATTTTGTGGCTAAGATGATTGGTAATGCTTCTCCTAAGGCAAAAACTATTTCTGAGTTAAAGCAGGTTCTTGTTCATACTCATGTTGGTGAAGCTAATAAGAAGAGCAAGCTTACTGCATCTGAAGTTGAAGATATGATTAAGTATTGTGATAATAGCCGTGTCGCTATCGCTAATTTAGAGAATATTAGAGATAGAGGTATTAAGGCAATTAACGGCTTTATTGCTGCTCTTAATGGTAGCGGTAAAGAAGTCGGTGCAATTCATGCTGCAACCGCTAAGTATAATGCTGCAGCATCTGCTATTCAGCAACTGAATACTACTTGTGTTAAGATCGTTGATGATATTATCAAGGAGTATGTTGCTGTATTACGTGGCTTAATGCTGTATAAGCCTGCTAAGGAGTCTTATACTCCTGATGAGGAATTAATGGACAATAACACTCAGTCTATGTTTGAGGCTGCTCTGAAACTGTTCTAATTATTATGAACCAGTATGTACATTAGTACATACTGGTTCTTTTTTATTTCATTCATAAGTACATTATTTTAATAGAATTTTGTAGAAAGGGTGAATGTTAATAATGAGTATTTTTAATAATAAAAATGTCACTGTTAATAAAGGTCCTTACTTAGATACTTTTATTAATATGGAATCATTTGATTATAAATTATTACATGATTTAGAATATGATAGTTTTAAAATATCATTAGAATTTAATCAAACGGTTTATAATGGATTAAAATCCAATGATATAGAAATTGTCAATGAGGGATTTACTGATTTCTTTAAGAAGGCTGCTAAATTCTTTAAAGATTTAGCATTGAAAATTGTTGAATTTAGTAAGAAATATATTAAATTCTTCATTTCATATATGCAAGATTTTAATAGATTCTTAGAAAAGAATAAAGATTTCTTAAAGTCTTTAAATCCTAATTTTACATATACTGGATATGAATTTAAATTTCCTGAAGCCCCCAATATTACTAAAGCATATGACATAATCGACTCTTATAATATTGAAATCAATAAAATTGATACTATGAAATATGCGGATATTAGTAAAATGAGAGAAGAGTTTGCTAATGAAACTTATAAAAATAAAATTAGGGCATCAGTATTAGGTTCTGGTGAAATTGAAGTTTCCCAAGATACATTCAAAGAAAAATCTAAAAATCTTTTTAGAGATTCTAATAGTGAAATTAAAATTACTGTTAATAATCAGTATATTAATAAAATTATTGATGAATATGGTAAAATGAAAAAATTGTTAGATGATACTGAAAAGAATAAGGTTAAGATTATTAAATTATTACATGATTTAGAATTTTTCTTTGATAGAAAAGCATCTGTTGTGTATGATAAAGAAGAAAAACGAATCTCCACATCTACCATTAACAGAGAAGACGATAAGTTTAAACGTAATGATAGTATCAATACTCAATATGATGAAAATAAATTAACTACATTAAATTCTTATTTTGATTTAAAATATAGAGAATCAAAATTTATTAGTAGTTGTTTGATTACTGTATATATGGATAAGATTGAAGCCATAAAGGATTGTATGAAGCAGTATAAAGATATTACTAGACAAGCTCTGGTTAATAAGACTGATAAGTCAGAAGCTAAGAGTGAGGTGAAATAATATGACATATATATTGGAAGCTATGAGTGGTATTTTATTATCCGATGAATTATTTTACGAGGAGATACTCGAACAAGTTAATGTTGAACGAGATTTTATGTTATCATGTTTTGAGAATAACATTATTCTTGAAGCTGAAGCACCTTCTTCTGAGAATAAAGGTAATTGGATTAGAAAAATTATAGATACCATTAAGAGTATTTTTAATAAATTTTTAGAAAATGTAACTAATTTATTTAGGAATGATGAGAAATGGATTTCTCAAAATATTCCTAAATTAAAAGATTTAAATTTTAATGATTTAAAGGTTACAGTATTACCGTATTGGAATTTAGATACAAAAGATATAACTGGAGCGTTATCTGAACTCCAGAGAGAAATTAATAATATGAAATATGGTGATGCTAGATTAAAAAATTTACAAGATAGAGCAGATGTTGAACAGTTTGGTGCTTTTAAAAAATATACTCCTAAGAATGGTTCATTTACTGATGGAATTAAAGCATTCTTTAAAACTGGTGAAAAGAATGAACCTAAACCTGTTACATTAGTTGGTGATCAGTTAAAAATTGTATGTGTTAATCAGATGAGTAGATATGTTAATGAATTTAATAGTACATTATTACCTTCATTAAAAAGTAGCTACAATAACTATACTAGATTATTATCTAATGTTGAAAAAGAACTTAGTAGAAGTAATAATTTAAAAGAATCTTTCTGTATTATTGAAAATTCTTTTTATGTTGATACTGAGTTGTCTCTTTGTAGCAATTTCAATAAAGTATTTGAAGCAACCGTTTCTAATGAGAAAAACAGAAATGGAAAAGCTATTATTGATTTGGATAATAATGAGCATGAAAATGTGACAAATAAAAATACTAACCAGAATCAGAATAATCAAAAAGATGATACTCCTTTAAATAAAGTTGAAGATACTTCTAAAGATAATAATTCTAATCAAAACGATAATACTAAACCCACAAACAATAATGGTAATATTCAATATTATACTTATTTAAAGCATGTTATTCAGTTAAATCAAATTGCTATTGCGGCAGCTATTACTGCTTGTGAAGAAAGATATAGATCCTATATGTCTATTCTTAGAGGTGTTGTATCTGCTAGAGGTGGTAATAAATAATAAAAAATAATATGGGTATATAGGAATTTCCTATATACCCATATTTATTTAAGTAGTTTTCTTAAATTGCACATTACCACTTATAGCAAAATATTCACCTTGTTTTGTGAATGTAAATAATGAATAACTTAATCTATATTTACCATTATGCTTTATATTTATTTCTTTTTCTTCAAAATTCATTATATATTTCTTATTAGGTTCAAAACATTCAATATCAACATCTGTTAAAGCAATATTAATAATATTATCATTCTCATACTTTCTATTAGTTAACATATCAGCTAAATATTTATTATTATAATTATTTAATATATATCCAGAATTATTATTTCTAGTTTGAATATTTGGATGAATTTCTGTTTTAGTATTAGCCTTTGTATCAATTATATTTATATTCGTACCATACACTTGGTCAGCTATAACAGATTCTGTTACCATTTCAATACTATCTCGTGTAACATATAATGTATATGTTTTTGTTTTATTATCTTTAAAGTTACCTGGTGTTTTAGCATTTGCTGATATGGACTTAAATACAGTAACAATTACTTCTTTATATTCACCACTTCGATAAGCATTACATTCTGCACATTTATTAATAAAATAAGTTGTATTAAAATCATAAAAAAATAAAGCCCCATGCTTATAAAAACCAAAATATTTTTCTAAATAAGATATGGACTTTATTACTGATAAAGGTGGTAGTATAATATCTCTATATACTTCTCGATTATCTAATGGCGTCATCAATAAGTTAGTTGTACCAGATTTCGATAATAAATATACTATACAGTTACTCATATTAGATTCAGATACAACTCTATTAATAATTTTTCTAGAGGAGGTTATATCATTATCTTTAAATAAATAAAAATCAAAAACTCCTCTATTTTCAACAGTACCTAATATATTTGTAGTTTGATTATATAATTCTTTATCAAAGAATGCTGAGTTAACATCTGTGAATATAGAAAATGTACTATCAAAAACTACTTCAGTATAATAATCTACTGATATTTCATCATAAGTTGCTTTCTCTAATCTAACTTTAAATTTTACTGTAGTTTTGTTTTCAATAATTGTAAAATATTCCGAATATGGAAGACTTAATTTTAAATTAAATATAGGAAAATAATCATTATCATAATCTTTTTCAATAACCATTCCTAAGATATTATCATTATGTAAAACTATAGGATTCATACCAGGTATTAGAATACTACAATTTGTTATTTTATATAAATAAAAATTAGATCTAGTTTCTGCAGGCATAAATTCACGTCCTTATAAACAGTTTCTTATACATATGTGAAGTGAATTTTAATAAAAAATCTTAATGAATATTTTATTAATACACATTATAATAAATAATATAGGAGGTGTGTAATATTGAATATATCACAGTTACTTACTTCTATCAAAATGGATTTAGGTATTTATGGTTTACGTTTACCTTTTGATGATCCGGATAAAGCTATGATGGAAGTAATTCAATTAAAAACATTAAAAACATTTAGTACATTTTTACCTCAAGTTAAAACATTATCTGTTGATTTAGCTAAAGAATTAGAATGTATTAAAGAGGAATATACAGAATCTATTTATATTATTCCTGACTTATTTGCAGGAAGAGAGATTATGTATATTAGAAATATTACACTGAAAAGTAAATTATTAGGAAATGGTTTTATTAGTCCCACATTTGATGGTTGTATTGAAACTTATAATATGTTAATGCAGACTCAAGCCAATGCTAACTTAGCTTCTATAGCAGCTCCTGCAATTACATTTAAATTTGAAGCTCCTAATAAGTTATATCTTTATAATGTAGCAACTGCCTATGGTGTAATCGATATTGATTTTGCTATAGAACATGCTGAAAATCTTTCCACTATTCCTATTACTGCTTGGGAATCTTTTTATGAATTAGCTTTATTAGATATTAAGAGATTCTTATACAATGCTATGAAACATTATAATGAATTACAAACTGCATATGGTACTGTTAATTTAAGAATCGATGACTGGTCTAATGCTGAAAGTGATCGTAAGGATTTAATTGAAAAGATGAGAGATACTTATCATCTTGAAGTTGAACAATTCTTTATTATTTAAAAGGAGATAATATTATGATTGAAAAGATGAGATTATTATTTGCTGTATTATTAGCATATAGACATAATTTACATATGTTACATTGGAAAGTTGTTGGTAAGTCTTTTGATAAGGCACATACTATTTTAGATGATTATGTGTCTCAGTTTAATACATTTATTGATGAAATTGCTGAAATTTTATTATCTATGGGAAATAATCCTTTAACTCTTCAGGAAGCTATTTCTTTATTAGATGGTTTAGATAGTCATATCTTGATGATTGAATCCCATGAAGATTATGAATGTAAGGAAGTATTTAAAGCAGTAGATATCATGTTTACTGATTTATATACTATGTATACTGAAATTTCTAAAGAATGTGAACATAGTGAATGTGTAAGTAAATTTGATGAGCATAAATATTGGCTTCGTATTGAAGGTATGTATAAAAATAAAAAACGCTTAACTGATTAATTAAAAAGGTCTATACAGGAATATCCTGTATAGACCATATATTATTTATTTAAGGATTCTAAATATTCTTCTAAATCTTTTTCGCATTCATTATGAGTATCGCCGGAACATATAAATTCACCATCTATATATGCTTCATAATGACCATTAACATTTATGATTGGCATATGCTTCAGCAACCTCTTTCTTTACAAATTTACCAGTTTTTCTATTAATCCATCTACCTGATTTATTCTTAACAAATAAAGGTAAGTCTTCTTCCTTTACTGATAAATCTTCTACTATTACTTTATTTTCATTTTTCTTTTTCGTACATACTTGTCTATGAGATAATTTACATAAAAATCTTTTTACTTTATTACATTTATATGTATTCATATCATAAACACCTTCTTTTAATCATTTTCAAATTTAGTCAACATGAATAAAGTCTGGATGCCTTCGTTACTGGTAACTCTCATATTCTCACCCTGAATATTCAAAATGAATGATTTATCCATCATTAATCTTCTTGCTTCTTCATTAGCTTCCTGTGTAAACAGACCTCTGATTGAGATCTGATCTCCATCGTACTTTTTATATCAAATATTTTCATATTTAAATCGGACTATATCTTCACCTTAAAAACTAATAAGGGCTATGCACTTCCAGATTAACCCGCAAATTAATCCGTACTCTACTTTAGTTAATACTATTTCGATAGTCTCTACATCTTCTTCTAATATAGAAGCTTGACACGGTATCACCAGCTATCCATTTCTGGACCTTCAGGTTCTCTTAGAGAGCTTATTTATATATTTCACTCTTACCGTTAGCAGGATAAAAAATATCCCACACCGATTGTTAGTCGTTCACATAGTTTTTATATTGATATCACTATCAATAGGAGACTACGATATTTTAATCTCCGCCTAAACCTTTTAACATAAGGTTACTCATCGTAACTGTATCATGGAAGCTTGTTGAAACTGAATCTTTATTCTTAGACAAATCAATTTTAGGATAATGAGGATATACTGTACCATTAATAAATACAGGCATAGTTTCAGTTGTACTTAATACAGTAATTTGAGAAGGGAATGTACCAAAATAATCTGTTATAGGATATCTTGTTACATATACCATCTTATCACTACAAACATCAACTGCTGCTTGATATAAAATATCACACCAGGTAACATTTCTATCTAAAGAAGAACCTTCAGTAGGATCATCTTTGTCTATAATTCTACCAGCAAATCTCATATAAACAGGTTTTTTAGGATCTCTTCCCTTTACAGGTAATTCAATAGGAACAAATCTATCAGTATATGAGAATATAAACTGGTCGATTTGTTTCTTTATATATTCATCATTGAAATATAATTCAGGATTATCTAATTCTACAGGAGTTAATTTACCATTCTCAATAATCAAATATTGTTTACCAGATTTTTCAAATTCTCTTCGGAAAAATCCTTTTACCCAACTAATAATAAAAGGAGTAAATAAAGAACAACATTGACCAAGAGGAACACCCACATGATATAAATCTATCTCCATTTCATCCCATTTATTGGTATGGAATGTAGGTGCAGAAATAACCGCTCTAGAACCATAATCTATTGATTTACCTAAAAGATTTTTTCTAATTAAACCTTGTTTCTTTTCTAATTTTCCTTTTAATAAATCATATATTTCAACTAAAGTATCTTGAATTTTTGCTTTTGTACTAATTAATGCAAAGTCGAAAGAATTGTTATTATTAAGTAATGATGCCATTCTAATAATTTTAGAATACTTATCATTAATTTCATGGTGAGATAATTTACCCTTTTCAATATTCTGTAAATTTACATCTCGATAGAATGCAGGAATAACAAGCCAATATTTAGTAAAAATAACATTCTTTTTATATGCATTTAAAAGATCAATTCGTTCATTACGAATCATTGAATTATTTTTATCGAAGTTTATCTTCTCCCAATTATTATATAGAAAACGAATTCCTGTTTCTCCAGTTTCTTCATTCTCTACTAATACTCCTTTATCAATGATATATTTTTTAGTACCATGGGCAATATGTGAGAAATTTCTATTTAATCGTAATAATAATTTATATATGAATGGATGAATAAAATAATCTTGTAAATCTATATATGCGTAAGTAGTTTTACGATCATTTATAGATACACCAAAGATATCTGTAGATAATAAACCTGTGGGTGAGGGAATACCACCACGAACAAATAACATCGGATCAGATACCTCTTCTAATTTATTTATCTTAATAAATTCTTCAATATCAAATAAATCTACTTGCATACATTTCACCTTCCTTTTTATTATTCTTTATACCAATTTCTATTAATAAACAACTGTGGGATTCAGTTAAATTTAAATCAAAGTATTTGTAAAATGTATACTTATTTCGATTACTATTTATCTCACATATAATATCATTAATATAGGATATGTCGTCAGGTTCAATGACGACTCTAAGGTTATGCTTATTAGTTTTACATTGAATTCTATCAACTTTGTCTAAATTGATAGTCTCTATTAAAGAATATAAATATTTAAACTTTTCATAATGGTTTTCTAGTATTTCTGAAAATAAATTGTAATCGGCTAACTCAGATGAAGTTAGCCGATTAAATATATTAATTAAATCTGATTTCATATTTAGATCAACACCTTTCGTTATTATTTATATTAATATCGACAGGATTAGGTGTTTTCTAAATAATTGGAAGACTAGTTTTAAATTTATCGACCCATCATTTCTTCAAGATCATCAGGATTTAATCCAGCAGTACCTTCTTTATATTCACGTTCCAAACGTTTTATTCTAACATCACGCATTTTCATTGCTTCTTTATATGTCAGATTATATCGAAGATCTTCTATGGTAATCTGATTCTTGAATAAACTTAAGAATTCATCAATAAATGAGTAAAAACTATTTAGTCGATGACTGTATTCAGAGCCTGTCGATATCGATAAAAAAGGATATTCTCAAGCTCCATAGGAATGAAAGGAATGTAATTTCCACAATGAGGACAAGTTACATTCATAAGACCATAAGAAATAGCCATATTATCCAGTAAGTCTTCACCAAGCTTACGAATAATCATAACATCAACTTCGTTTAAAGTATAGATAGTCTTAGAGATATCTGCACCAGTGTTAACTTCGAAGTAGCTACCATCTTCATCAGGGTCAGGAATATAGAAAGCATTAATTAAAGTAGAAATAACTGCAGTCTGAGCATACTTTTCATCAGTATTATCAGTAAGATCCTTAATAGACTTATTGATTAAATCATATGCAGACTGTACATAAATTTCTGCAATGATACCACTGTGAGGAAGTCTTACACGTTTAACTTCAGAAATTAATGCATTCTTATGAGCCTGCTTAGCAGCTTTCTCACTAACAGAACTATCTACAATATTCATAATAGTATCTTGAAGTTTCTCTTCCATTGCTTCTGCACGAATCAGAGATCTTACAGAATATCTATGATCAAAATTCTTCTTACACTTATCACAAGTCAGAGGAATAGTATCATCATCCGGATAAGTAGAACACAACAGACCATAAATAAATGTATTATAGTCATTTGCAGCAGTATTCAGTAAGAATTCATTGAAATCCATCTTACCAATAGAAGTGTTTTCAAGTTTGCTATGAATAAGGGACCATTTATTCTGAGCATTCAGTAATGCATTATCATTACCGTCGATCAGAGAAATTAATTCATAAGCAGAACAACCCTTGATTTCAGCAGTATAACCAGAAATAGGAAGAACGATATTAGTAGTAGTAACATTAGTAATACGCTTAATAATCTTATCAATATCCTTCTTCTTAGGCTTCTTAGTCTTAATAGTATCAAGAGAAATATTTTCAATCTCTTCTAACTTAATCTTCTTAACCTTTTCAAGTTTTTCATGTTCTTCATCAGTGAAGTTAATAACTCTACCAAAACCAGACTTATCAATAACAACAACAGCTTCTTCATACTTCTGATTAAATTCATCCTTAGTCATGCCAGGATTTTCTTCTTCATCTTCAGTCTCTTCTTTTTCACGAGCTTCAGGATGCTCTTCAAGAATTTCTTCATGACGTTCCTTTAACTCTTCAATTTCAGAATCCATCTCTTTCATATAGTTATCTAAACTATCAATGACAGAAGGATTTAAACCTACACCATATTTAGGACCAGTCTGTTGAGTATTGTCGGTCATTTCATCATGATTAACTACTAAACCAGGACCAGTATATTCTTCAGGTTCTTCAGAAGAGGTAGAAGCTACATATTCACCTTTATCTTCAGGGTTAAATTTATCATTAATGGTAACAGTTTCAGGACTATAGGAATGACGAACTACATTACTTTCAGTAGTATATCCATTTAAACGAGCACCGAAGTTACTACCAACAATAGCAGTTTCTTCACCATCGTCAATTGCTTGAGTCGGAACAGCTCTATTATGAGCTCTTAATTGATCCTGTAATGCATCAAGATTAATAGATTTATCCATATTATTCATATTATTATTCTCCTCCAATTTTTAATATATTATGTAAAAAAATTATACATCTAAATTATTGTTAATTTTGTAATTAAACGTGATTTCGTTATTACTATTAGATCTCTTAAAACCTATACTAATTGCTGAATTTTCAGCAACAGTTACAGATAATGGGATAAATAGAAATAATACGTGTTCATTATTATAAGGCGTTGATATTAATTGAATATTATTTAAATCAATATATTGTAATATATCTGGACACTGAATTGATATCTGGCTTTTTATTTTAGATATATCAATCTCATCTTCAAATTTATACATATATTGTCTGATATTCATACCTAAATGTGGTAATGAAGGTATCTGACCTGGCCTCATTAAAAATAAATTAACTAGCATTTGAGCAACGCTTTCAGCTTGTGTTAATTTAGCTTGTTTTCCAAAATCATCAAGTCCAAAATTTAGTTCTCGTTTTATTTCAGCCAATTTATCACCCCATTCATTATTCAAGGATTATCATTACTTATATGTGACTTATGTAAAAAAATAAAAAGATATCTATTTTTCAATAGATATCTAAGATAAATCAATTACTCTATATGACTAGAGAATAATTTTAGGAATAATCTATTGGATATTTTATTTAATATATCCAGATAATCCTCAGTTTCTACTTTAGCTTGGTTATTATGGAATGTTAAAAGTATTTCGTGAACTTTAACCATACTCCAAGGAATCATTATTTCTACAGCAACTTCTTCTTCAATAGAGAATAGAGTTTCTGATATATGCATATTTAATACGGATATGATATGTAATTCGATTACATCTTTATATGTAATACTTCCAACTTCATTTATTAGGTGGATTTTTTCAGTTAATAATAAATCCAACTCTAATGCTATTTTACTTTGTAAATCTTTAACTTTTTCCATCTTTTTAAAACCCCTTTAAATATATTATTTAATTACTATACATATATAATATATACTTAGTTATCTAGACTATACTAATTATCATTAAATTAACAATTTTATAATAGTTTTTATATAAGGAAGTGATAATTAATGAAAAAATTTGATTGTCCATTTTGTGATGATAGATATAAATCCTTAGAAGGATTATATGAACATATTGAAGAAGAGCATCTTGATGAAATTCCTCAGGATATGAGTATTCCTCAATATTTATATTTTATGAGAACCGGTAAAGCATATGGTAAATGTGTAGTTTGTAAGAGTAAAACTGGTTGGAATGATAAAACAGAAAAATATAAGAGATTCTGTGATAATCCTAAATGTAAAGAAAAGTATAGAGAACAGTTTAAGAGGAGAATGATCGATAAGTATGGTAAGACTACTTTATTAAATGATCCTGAGCAACAAAGGAAAATGTTAGCACACAGACAGATATCTGGTGAATATACATGGACTGACGGTACTAAGAAGACATATACAGGATCATACGAATTAGACTTCTTAAAGTTCTTAGATTTATTAATGGATTTTGATAGTGATGATGTATTTAGTCCTTCTCCTCATACTTATTATTATATGTATGAAGGTGAGAAGAAATTTTATATTCCAGATTGTTGGATTCCTTCTTTAAATTTGGAGATTGAAATTAAAGAAAGTGACAATACTCATCCTCATATGCAGGTTGATAGAGAAAAAGAAAGATTAAAAGATGAAATGATGAATTCTTTTAAGAATATTAAATATTTGAAAATTGTAGATAAAAAATATGATGCATTTTTTAATTATTTAATAAAAAGAAAAGAAGACTTTATTAAAGGAAAAAAATAAAAGGAATAGAGGGTATGGAGAAATCCATACCCTCCTATTTTATTACTGAGAATCAGTCTCAGTATCCAGAACAGTAATTACCGGCTCATCATTATTTTTTTCATCAGGATTCTTCATCATATCCTCTTTCATAGTCATCATAGCTTCAGTAGCACTGGTCTGATCAGGATAGATGTTGAAGCCGAGTCCAACCACATTAGATTCAAACTTTTCATTGAATCCGCTCACAGTCTCAAGGATTGCTTCCTTGAAAATATGGCGGCGAACAGTCTTACTCATCTTGGTATACTCATCAACCAGTTCGATGTCGTGCTCAATATGAGTCCACTTACCACCGTTCTTGTTTTTGCGAAGCATAACAAAGCCATGCTTGACGCCGGTGAACTTGACTTCTTCGACAGCATAGTCGTACTCTTCAAGGTATTTCTTAACCACAGGAACAAATGCATCTTGGTAGTCTTTGAAATAACCCTTCAACATAGGGATCATAGATTTTGCTACACCTACAATAGGTGCAAACTTGATGTAGATGGTAGCAAAGACCTCGATGAGATCTTCAAGCAGTTCATCATTGATTTTGATGAACAGCTGATCATCTTTAACATACAGGGTGCCCCACTTTCGAACGATCGGTTCGATCTTGGAAATATCGATGGCTTCCGGATCATGGTCGAATTCGATTTCAGGAATGACTTCCTTATAAGTATCGACCACAGAATAGAAAGATTTGACAGCTTTGATGATGACCTTGTTAGACAGAGAGATTTCCATAATTTTAATTCCTTTCTGGTTTTATAGACTTTTCCTTGTCTTATATTTGTTTGTAAGAGATATATTATTATCTCATTATTACAATAATAATATATACTTTAATTATGTAAGTTTGCGAATTTTTAATTATTGGGAACATAGAAAAAAGAAAGTGTGACAAAATGTCACACTTTCTTTTATATTGTTAAATTGTAAGTTTTTCAGTAAGCTTATATGTAATCATCACTCGTCTAACTGACAAAGTATCAAGATCAGCATAAACAGAAGTTTCCTTGATACGTTCAGGGTATTTAAGTTTATAACTATTCCACCAACTTACAGCTTCCTCTACAGATTTAAATTCCAAAGCAATCTTGCTGTTATAGATAAAGATATTATACCTTGACATGAAGGTATAATACTGCTTGTTGGGATCAATAGGATTTCCATCTTCATCCTTAATTACTTTAACACCGATAATGTATGTTGCCATATAGTTCTCCTTTATTCATGTTGTGTATGTTTTAAATATGCTGAAGTGACCTTATCAATAATAGATTCAGGACATCCTTGACAATTAGTACAATTTTTATGTATTCTTGTGTAAGTATTTTTGATGAATTCTTTATTTTGTGAATCATCATCATTAATGAGTGTACAACACTCATTAATATTATGAGAATTAAAATCCTCTTCAGTGTAAATTCTACCACTGAAAGCTCCTAATCACTTCATATATAATATCTCCTAATAATCATTCTTTGTTATGTGATTATCTTCTAATGCATTTTCACAATAACAATTTAGCATAGGATCATCTGTGTCACATATAGAACACGGCTTCCCATCACAAGAACTAGGCGGATAATTTATACATGATTCACAAATCCATTCTGGTGACATCATTAACATACTCCTTTTAAATTATTATTTTTTTATTCAGGTTTCTTCTGCCAAAAATGATATTTCCTAATACTAGGATGTGTGGATTTTTTATATGGAAGAATCCACTGAATATACACTGCATATGGAGACAGAGGAATTCTTTTAAACCAATCACTACTAAAGCTTATATCACAAGAATTCTTACGACTAAACTTTATGATATGAAGATTTAAACCTTTAAGTTTTTCACCCCAAAGATTCATACATTCAAGTGTAACTGTATAAGAAGAATTCTTAAATCTAAATTCCTTCTTCCAGAGTTCACTATCAAGCAATCCACCTCTACGTTTACGCCGTTCGTAATACTCATCCTGATATTTTTGCATAGCAATTAAGCTATTAATTTCTTTTTGTTTTTGAGGATCATTCTCAATATCCTCTTTTGTCCAATATTCCAACCTTGTTTTATAATCAGAACATGTAGGACAAGTTAATGCTGGATCATAACGTTCTTCATCATCTCCAGCAAAGATGACAGTACCACATTCTTTACAACGATAAACAAGCGTTAACAATCCATGTTCTTCATAAATTACTTCAAAATCACAATGAAGTTTTTTCCTCATCGCATTAAGATATGTATCAACAGAACAGACATGAATATTGTCGTTGGAATCGAAGATTTCTGTTTCATCTTCATTCAGATAATAATGGAAATCTTTATTTTCTTCTTTCATTCGTTTAAAATACCGAATGATATCATATTTACTAATCATACTAATACCTCATTTTATTATGCGTAACATTTTCTACTATAGAGATAATAATCTCTATTATAAATACCGGTTACACCACTTTTATCTTGCTTAAAAGCTTCAAGAATAATTCGTTCCCTGATATCAAGTAAATCTTTAGAGGAAATATTAGGATCAAAATGAAGAATCGCCAATTCTACGGCTAATCTTGGATTAATCGCTTTTTCATACATAGTAGTAAACATTAATAATTATCCTCCTACATTAATTGCGTGATATAAAACAATTCAATGGATAAACTACACTTGTTTCCCTAGGAAACATACATTCACCATCATCAAGACGAATAGCTGTAATGAGTTTATCACTTTTATCAAGTATCGGTTTAATTTTTATACAAGGATAATTGCTATCTGGACTATCCAGATAAACATCACCAGGAGCAAGTTCAGAAAAATTTCTTTCAATATATTTAAATTTCATAATTATTTCTCACTTTCGTATTTTTAGTCCCAATATGAGTTAATATCTTTCCAGTCAGGATAGTTTTTATCCATATAATTTCTACCAATTTCCCTTAGCCTATCATCAATATGATAATAATCTTTATCAGTACACGCAATAGCTTCTGCTATATTTTTGATCGTTTTACCATTATCTACTACATATAGATACCAGGGTTTAGACTTCCTTTCTTCAAATGTTGCATCAGATTCATAATTATCAAATGGCTCAATTCTAAAAGAATATCTAGTATTGAAGTTGATAAAGGCATCTCTATCATAAAATGCTGCTTTATAAAAGAATGATGCACGTGTTCTTCCTTTGTTATCAATTAGATCATTCCACATTGAATGACTAGTTGCTTTAATTTTCCAACCTTCAGGAAGTTCTACAGAATAGAATAAATCATCTTCTTTATCGATGATTTTGATTCCCATTTTTTCATACTGATTCTTTGTAAATTCGATAATATTATCTTGTACAATAGCGTGTCTAACTTTATAAGGTTGATTATCTAAGACACCATTGAATCTTATTTCATCAGGAATTCCACCATTTGTCTTAATGGGCAACATACATCTACGTACAACTAATTTCTGACCTCTTTTTTCCTGATTTTCAATTGCTTTAGAAGGATCTTCACCCTCCATAGCATATAGTAGAGCATCAAAGAATACATTTTTAATATCCACAGTTATTCCTCTTTCTTAATAATAAGCGGATGCATTGAGTCCTTCTCCGAACTCTAGACTATGTGTCCTAGTCTTTGCTTCTTCTTCAGTCTCAAATACATAATATTTCATTTCATCAAAACTACAAAATACATATCCACAAGGTTGGTCAACTTTGAAAATAACACATTCGTTATTATAATCGATATCATGTACAGTAACAGTATGAATACCATCATATGTATATCTGCTAACCGCAATGATACCATATAATTTTTGACCAATTGTTAAATTAGTTTCTTTTTTATAGGTAAAATTCATTTAGTTATCTCCTTATAGTTTGTGATGTATTCATTACATCTTTTAACATCTTTATTCATATCTGTAGCAGTTTCATTATATAATGAAACTGCTCTTTCTAATATCTCACGCTCAATATCATTAATAGGATATCCAGTATCAATAATAGTGAATAAACAGAATTTTAAAGTTTTTAATTGATGCTTGATTACTTTCTTATGAGATCGTTTACATTTGAGACATGCATATTTAAATCTCATTTTATCTATTTTATTTTTTAGTTTCATATTATTTAAAATGCCTCCACATGATCCACTTCTACTTTATTACCACTCCAATGTGTTTCACCGTGTAGTGTAAAATACACTTTTATTATAGTTTCTTTATTTTTGACAGTGAGATAACCGCAAGTATTATCGAATGTTTTAACATCAATGATATTCCAAAGACCAAAATGTTTTTTGATAAAAGCTGATAGGTTCATTGGGTTGATATTTTCTTTATTAATATTACTTCTCAGTAAATGAATACCATCCCTCATCATACAAATCATAGATGTGCCGATTAGAATAATAAATGAAAGGCTCAGTATATTTATTGCAATTCCGAAAATAATCACTAAATCCATCACACTACCACCTTAAAATTCATCTTCATATTTATTTTTATAACAGTCACCACATTGACTTTTTGTATGACATTCAAATCTTGTTTCGATTTCATTATCATAAAAATCTTCACAAGTACAGCAAGTATCATAATCTTTTATATCAAAATAGCTATAGTTACTATTATGGTCACACCCAGTATTCTTTTCATTTATAGTATTCATATTAATTGACCTTTTCACATTTATTCAAAAAATCATCACCAAAGAACATTGTATCTCCAGCATAGGTTCCATTACCATCATATACATCTGCACCGTATTTCATTGAAGGATCTCTGTAGTTATTTACATTGATAATTTCGATTTTATAATCTATACCATTACTCGAATGTAAAATATACTTATCTCCAACATTTGCCATACTATTCCTCCTAAACAATATTCTCTATAAGCGAGAATTCTTACTGACTAAATATAATCCGTTATTTTACCTCATAAAACTTTTTACAGTTAGGACACTTACATTTCTTTTGTGTAATTTTTACTTCCCTCTGTATATTACAGTATGGACACCGTACTAATTTAAACCAAATACTCATTTTATACTGTTAATGGCAGGCATTTCTTATAAACAATTTTTCGAATTGCAAGGGTTGACATGTCGAAGTTATACCGATCATAATGAGAATAAAACAGACATTCCCTAACTCTATTAAACCAGGCTTCTGCACTTTCTACACTTGTAAAAACTTTACAGTCATAGATAGAAAAAGCCCAATCAGGATGATCACTAGACCGATCAATTGTTGCAAATCTCCATTCTTCTGTGGGTTTACCGAAGATATCATTGCGTGCCTTGATACTAATCACATATTGTTCATTCATATTTTTTACCTCATAAAATTGTCATTTTATTAGTATATCCATGATTTCCTGTAAATACATCTCCACTAAATAGAGTAGTTTTAAAGATTTCAGATACACAAGTTTCACTATCAATTGAATTGATTAGTTTCCTGAGCTTTGCTTCAGCTTCTTCTTTATTATGTGCTATTACAATAGCACTATCTTTACGATAATATGCCCCATCGTCTACTTCAAAGTCAATTTTATATAATAACATAATATTACCCTCATTTCTTATCGATATAATGCGCAGAATGATGAAGATATGCTCCTCCACATAAATGCTCATAACAATCATATATATTGATGTAGTACCTCTAATAAAAATTCTCAATAGCTCTACCATCAAATACCATATCTTTGAAATTCACAATATGCATCTTTACACATTCATATTCATCATCACATGGAATAATTATTAGATATGGATTTTCAGATGAACTATCACAATGAATAATACATTCAACCCAATCAGGCCTATATGGATACCATGAACTAAGTTTACACATTTTTACAAAGAATGTATTATCAAAATTGATAGTGGTTTTGGAATATCCAACCCAGTTACCATTCTCATCATAACGTTCACCAATATGACCTTCATTTGTGATATCAAAATTACGATCAGGTGTAATGGTAACCATATGAACAGTATTCTCCTCATCTATGATAAAAATTGCAGGCTGTAAACCATTTTTTCTTTTTTGTACAATTATTTTAGCATTATCGAATTCCATTTCAATCTCCTATCATACAATCTGATAATCTTTTACCAGATTATGGATAATTTCATCTGCAAAATATTCGCTTGGTCCATTGAATAAATCTAACTGTTCTTGTGAAACCTCTTGAGTATATACCCAAGTATGATCATAGTCTTGAAACTTAAATTGATAGACTGAATACTTTTCATCAAATCCATAATCAAATTGTAGATTATGATGTCGTGCAAATGACATTAATCTATCAATTAATTCTTCATGCATTTTTTATCCCTCTTTCAAATTTATTCTTTTATGTACCATCCAGTTTCCCATTGCCCACCGATTCTTTCTCTGATACCATTTCGCCCACGAATATCATTAGGAGAATACCAATCTTCAAAGATATATCCATATTCATCATATATAATTTCATCTGATCCTGAATAAATATACTCATAATCAAGAAATAAAGGATGTGATATGTGAATATAAGGATTTTCTTTGATGAATTCAATCATTTCATTTCTTGTCATCATATTTAGATATCCCCATATCTATTCTTCTAATAGTTTAATGAATGTATATCGTGCGGCACATTTATTACACAAACATATTTTCATTTCAATTTTGTCTTTTATAGGAACAGATACATCTTTCGCATATTTTACACTTCTGGTATCTCCACAAAAACCACATCTGAGTTTTTTATCTCTCCAAGCTGGAATTAATTTATATCGATTATTTCCAATTATTGAGTCAAATATCATCTGAATCTCACCAAAAGTGAGCATATCTCGATACTCTAAATTGTCATTGATGATTTTCCAGAATTTTTCAATGAAGTCTGCAAATGTATCTTCTTTAATGAGATTATCAATCTCACTATACACATCTGTAAGTTTATCAACTTTTACTTCATCATCATGAGTGAAAGGATGATCGGATTTAATACCATCAATTTCATCCTGAATAATTTCCAGTACCTGTTGTTTAACTGTCATATATATTATCTCCTCTTAAATCATTTCATACTATTCTTAAGGTAGAAAATTTTTGACTGAAGATTGGCAGTTTTAACCATAACGGTCACATGCCAATTACAATTTTTTCTACCCTTAGCTTTTTTACGTTCATGCTCCTGGTGATTAAAATTCCAGTAATGTGTGAGAGCCGTATCAATAAGCTCAAGTTCTTCTTTCGTAAACATATTTACATCCTTTCAGATTCATAATCTATATAACCACCAAACATACAATGTTCTTTATATGCAGATGATATATTATCTACACCAAACCCAATATAACCATATTTAGTTTCAGGAGGATTATATGTACCATCCATAACACTATTCAAGAATTCATTCAATCTATTTTTCCATTCACGGGTGTAAATTTCTTGCTCTTTAGCCCTTATTGGTGCTAGTTCTGCCTGTCTCTGTTTTCTTTTCTGTTCCTCCTCAATTTTTCTTAATCTTTTTTCTTCTCGTTCTTGTTTCTTTTTATATTTCTCCTCTTCCATAACACATATTTTTTTCTCACGTTCTTTTTTCTTTAATTCTTTTTCTTGTAAAACAAAAGAATTAATTTTTTCCTCATCATATTCAGTATTGAGATATTCATAAATACGTTTTGCTTCGAAATACTTTTTATGTTCATAATTGTCATAATACAAATCAATATAAAATCCCATATGTTTATTTACTAGTCTTAATGAAATATTTTTATACAAAGATTTAACTGACCTATACATATTATCGAATTCTGTTACAGGCATCATTTCAAAACTTAGGCTACCACGATTCTCGTAAAGTGACTGAGCGCTATATCTAAGTTTTATCAAAAGATAATTATCTTTGTCATATCTAAATTTATAAAACTTCATAAAAATTAATTCCTTTCTTGGTTATAAAGTTTTCCTTCTTATATTCTATTGTAATAATATATATTTATTTTTTGTATTAATACGATTATTAATAAACAGTTAACAT